TGGCTCAAGCTGATGAAATAGAAATACTCAAGCGTAATGTGCGTGACTTGCAGGAACAACTGACTGCTTCTCACGTTAGAATAAAGGAACTAACAAATGCAAATCAATGAACCAACTAAGCAGATGATACGAGAGATTGTAGTCGAACTGTTTAAAGAAGTGGCATCCAAGCAAATGTTTGGAGTCAGTGATGAAGTGCTACACCTAGACCAACACTTACATGATTGGACAGGTAGGAAGATCGACAACTACAAAGTAAATGTATATGGTGCAACATTAGAGGAGAGATACTAATGCAACCACAACACGTTAACCCACACCAACGCATCAAGTGGGAACCAACTATCAAACAGAAACAGATACGATGCAGACTATTCGGCAAGGACTTTGACAGCGTAGCACAAGCGTCAAGGTACTATCGTATCTCATACTCATGGGCTAAAGAAATGGTACACGCAGGGCGTAACCAAGAAACCTGGCCAAAGCAAATTCATCCCACAAAAGGTAAGTGGCGTGACAAAATAGGAGAGGAGTGGCACTATGAAGTGGCTGATACTGATACTACTGTCGAAGGGTAATCCCCTTGTCTTAGATCACCTACCATTTGAGACAGAGGATGACTGTGTTGCATATGTAAGTGATTACAATAACGCAGAGGAGTTTGCAGTAGAAGTAATTGCACATGCAGGTTTTAATGTAAGAGTGATAGACTTATTCTGTATCACTAACCAAGAGAGGAAGACCTATGAGACTATACAAAAACTCTAACGGTGTGTGGGCAGGAACCCAAGCTGACGCACGTAAGTATTGCGGCAAAGTATACAGCACTGTAGATGTACCCACTGACAAGCCTAGTCTGTTGGCGTTCCTTAACCTCAACCAAGTGGGCAGTCTAGCTAGTAGTCCTACCTTAGAAGAGGTGAGAACTGGTGAGCCTACCACCAGTGCAATGTCATGGTTCAGGTGGAGCTATGATTGTATGTGCAGAGGACAGTATGAGGATGCAAAGGAACACCTAGCCAAAGCATTAGAGTTATCAAAGGTAGAGAAGCAAGATGATTCGTAGAGTCAAAGATATTGAATGTGATAAGTGTGGTCATGAGTTTAGCACCACTGACCATACGCAATGTCCAAAGTGTAAGGAGAGGACTGATGAAAAGTGAGAAGTTAAATATAGAGGTGACGTTATCTAGTGAGAACTCATGCTACTTAGGTATAAAGGATTACATTATATATGTAGAGGTGAGCAAAGCTACAGGAGACAAACCCCTTGTAAGTTTTTGGAAGAAAGGATGGGATGATGATAGAGCTGTTACTGTCAGTCATTGAAGAACCTAATCAGATACACAAGTATTGTATGTCCAAGCATGATCACTGGACAGGCAGGGCGGCTTGTGTCCAAGAGTTACGACACGCCCAACGCAAACTTGAAGTAGAAACACTAAGACAATTCTTAAAAGATAACCCACATTACAGGTATCCAGGTATGGCTTTGCCAAACGGAAAAATAAAACCACTTGACGTATGCTGGGGATCTGATAAAACTTATTACATAGGAAGTGACAAACAGAAGAGGAGTAAGTGCTGATGTCATATGAAGTATGGTTTGGACAGAATGGTAAGTGGTTTGGATACCACTCATTCAAACACAAGATGGATGCCCAACGCTATGAGGAGCGTTACAAAAAGGTATTCCCTAAGTTAACTGTAGAACTACGGAGGAGAGAACATGCGAACTGAAGGATACTGGAATGTTAATGGGCATTGGAGATACAAGCCCACACAAAGCGAACAACAGCTTGCTAAAGTTGAACCCATAGATAGAGTTATCAATGAGTGTAGACGCAGAGCAGACGATGCTTGGTGGGAAGGTAGAGATGAAGAAGCTAGGATAGAAGAAGCCTACGCAAAAATATGGGAACAAGATAAAGAGGAGGGCATACTATGGGCAACGAACTTTTAGGTGCAGCATTCCCATTAATAATGGCAGTGGGTTGGTTTGTAGGTTTTGTCTGGCTATGGATAGCACATGCAAAGGGAAAGTGATTATGCAGAGGATACGAATGCGCCTTTCGATGATGTTACACATTGGGTGGGTAACCTACCTAGTAAGGATACTGATAGCAATGAGCGTCCTATTAAACGTTATTCTTGGTGGCAGACTAAATCAAACATTCTCCGCAAGAAACTGGGAGTGGAAACGAAACGAGAAGATTAATGTTGTGCGACTATTAGACACATTGCTTGGTGATGGTCATTGTAGTAGAGCATGGGCATACTGGAAGGTAAGGAGGAAATGGTAATGAATATCCCGAAGCATAACTGTACGTTAGAAGAGGTAATAGACTTCTATCGTAACTCTGATGTATATCGTAGGTTGTCCTCCTCCTCACAAAAAGACTACGATAATCATTTGTCAGCTACACTTATCACTGAGGTAGAGGGCAAAATGCTTCGGGCATATCGCTGTAAGAACTTGAAAGTTCGACACATAACACAAGCATACGAGCAATGGCTAAAGGTTGGTACACGTACTGCCAACTACAGACGTAGTGTCCTTTCTACTGCGTGGAAATATGCCATGCGACATGATGTGTTCATTCACAATCCAATAGCTTTGGTTCAGACCGTCACTGAAAAACCAAGGCGAGTACATTGGAGTCGTGAACATGTGTCACTTTTTCTTGACACTGCTTACAGCGACTTTCGTTGGCGTAGTATTGGACTGATAGTTCATATGGCATATGATTGGGGTCAACGTGTAGGTGACATACGTCTGCTTACATGGGATAGTTTAGACTTAAACCATTGTCGTATTGATATGACTCAGAGCAAGCGTAATGCAGAGGTACACCTCCCTATATCTCAAGGCTTGTGTTCCATGCTACGTCAACAGAAGGAGGAGTTTGGCTTTCAAGAGTACGTAGTGCCGAGAGTAAAGCCCAGAGCAGGAGCATATACACCCTATGACAAAGAAGAAATATCGTTACATATCAATAAGATCCTGGAAGAAGCTAATCTACCTAAAGAACTTACGGCTATGGATTTACGTAGGACAGCGGTCACAGAAATGATGGAAGGCGGTGTTGACTTGGTGGGTATTATGCAAGTTACAGGCCACCAAAATGCAGCATCAGTCAAGCCATACATGGTTAACACATACAGTGGTGCAAGCAAGGCACTAGCAGCGAGAGGTAAACAAGATGAGTGATACTACACAAACTGCATTCAATCTGTCACTTACTGATACATACAGTGTTGATTGGGTATACGCAACAAAGTACACTAAAGATTGGAATTATAAACGTGAAGTTTATCGACCCTCTCCTTCTTATATTAAGGAGATTATGGATTACAATCATGATACTGGTAAGCTTTATTGGAAGAAAAGATATAAAGGAGGAAAGGAGTATTCGAAGTTTAATAGCCAGTATGAAGGAAAAGAGGTACGTAGGAACCCCAAAGGGGGTACAAACCTTAAATTAAATAATCGCTACGTACCAATAATGCATCACCATTTAGTTTGGTGTTGGCACTACGGAGAATGGCCTGATCAAGATTTAGTTATTGATCATATAAATGGAGACTCCACTGACAATAGGATAACAAATCTTAGGCTTGTCACTCATTTAGAAAACCACAAGAATAAAAAAATAGCTAGTAATAATACATCAGGTCATCGAGGAGTTTCTTTTTGTAAAAGGGCGAATAAATGGAAAGCTACAATACACGTTGATCAAAAGAAGAAACACCTTGGTTTTTTTAAAAATAAAGAAGATGCAATAATTATACGCCAAAGAGCAGAAAAAGAATATGGTTATCACGAGAATCATGGGAGACTAATCAATGGGGATTCGTGACTTTATTGATGATCTAGGCTTGAAAGAGGGCGATAGACACAGAGGCGACTGCCCTCAATGCAGAGGTAAAAATACATTTACTGCTACCAATACACTAGGTGACATACAGTACAACTGTTTTAAATTAGGCTGTACAATACGTGGCATCTATGTTACAGACATGACAGTAGCAGAAATACGCAGAAGACTAGAGGATCAACAGACACAACGTGCGTACACAAACATAAAGAAAGAGAAGGAGACTATGGAAATACCTGAGTATGTGGTGACCCCCAAGGCAAACCACACTAAGTACCAACGCTATGTAAGACGATGGGGCATAGCAATAGGTCAGACCATGTATGATGTAAAAGATGAACGTGTTGTCTTTCCTATCAAGCATGATGGTAGAATAGTTGACGCTGTGGGTAGAGCAGTAGGTAAGAAGCAGCACCCCAAGTGGTATCGTTACACAGGCGAGGCTGACTACTACACGATAGGCAATGGTAAAACTTTGCTGATAGTAGAGGATGTAGTCTCTGCTATTGTTGCATTCCAAGAAATACCATACCTTACAGCTATGGCTGTCTTAGGAACAAGCCTAAATCCCAAGCACATGGAAAAGATAGGAGAGTATGATAAAGTAATCATAGCCCTTGACCCTGATGCTATTGGTAAGACAGTAGAGTATCGTAGAGAGATAGAGTTGTGGACAGGCCGCAAGACAACAGCGATGAATCTAATTGATGATATAAAGTATCGTGAGTATGAAGACATGGAGAAACTAAAGGAGTTAGTAAATGAGATTAGCAGTAGTAATTGATGTAGATGGTGACATCATGTATGTGCCAGAGGGTAAAGTGTTTCCAAACTTTCCAGAACCAAAGGTGTTTGATAGTATTGCAGATGCAGAGGAGGAACGTGATAAGTGGAACACTGGTATAATTGTTGACCTTGATAACAACAATAAGACTGTGCCTGTAATCAGGTCATTTGATGATGAGGAAAAAAGAAGAGCAAAGGAACGAGAGGAGATGAACCGAGATGATGGAACTAGCACTGGTAAAGACGCTACTCAGTAGAGAGTTTTACGATGAACATAAAGGTGTGCGTTGTCCTGAACGTATCTTCAGTAAGGATGTACGTAAGATAAAGCAAGCGTTGGATACAGCTATGGAGACATACGATGGTGACCTGTCTGTGTCTGACTTACAAGCTGTGTTCAACCGTATCAACGCAAGCATGACCACCGCTACAAGAACAGCTTATGAAGATCTGTTCAAGCGTATCGAGATAGCTGAACCTATCAAGGATGAGATAGCAGAGGACACATTGTCTCAGTTGTTTCAGCAGCATGTCGGTGACCTTGTAGCTAACCTTGGCTTTGACTTTGTGAATGGCGCAGAGAATAGCCTTGAACCATTACGTAAACTATTAGAGGAATACAAAGATGACTTTACTCCAAATCTTCGTGTCGAGTGGGATGATCACAGTCTTGATACTATCCTTGATGCAACGGCACTTGAATCGAAATGGAAATTTAACATACCCAGTCTGGCTCGTAGGGTGGAGGGTATCAGTGGTGGTCATCTTATTTTGGTTGGTGCTCGTCCTAATACTGGTAAAACTAGTTTTCACGCCTCTATTGTAGCAGGGGCTGATGGCTTTGCACATCAAGGTGCTAAGTGCATTGTACTCTGTAACGAAGAAGCCTACACACGTGTGGCTGCACGATACATCAGTGCGTCAACTCTTATGACTATGAAAGAGGTGCGTGACAACAAGGCTCTAGCCGCAAAGAGATACAACTCTATCAAAGAACTAGTGCAGTTCAAAGACAGCACAGGTAAAGGTATGGACTGGGTTGAGTCAGTGGTAAAGTATGAACGTCCTGATGTAGTAATCCTGGATATGGGCGACAAGTTTGCCGACATCAGAACAGAGAGAACAGATATAACTCTCAAGGCAGCAGCTATCCATGCACGTAATATAGCCAAGCAGTATGACTGTGCTGTGGTGTGGATGTCTCAGCTATCAGCAGAGGCAGAGGGCAGGGCTGACCTGAACCAAGCTATGATGGAAGGTAGTAAGACAGGTAAGGCTGCTGAAGCTGACCTGATGTTACTGATTGGTAAGACACAACAAGCAGAAGGAGAAGAGGAAGATCCGATTAGATATTTAAACATTGCTAAAAACAAACTTAATGGCTTTCAAGGTAAGATAACCTGTCAGCTTGACGGTTCTAGATCGTTGTATTCAGCATGAAGTTAGTACTAGATGTAGAGAATACTGTCACCAAGCGTGACGATAAGGTTCACCTTGATCCTTTCGAACCTACCAATCACTTGGTGCAGGTGGGTATGCTAGATGCTGATGATCCTAAAGCTACCCTCACTATCAAGACACTGGATCACAATGAAGCTACAGACTTTACAGGTTTTCAAAGGTTAGAGATACAGTGGAACTTAGACAACACTGACTTACTTATCATGCACAACGCACAACATGACTTGATGTGGCTGTGGGAGTGTGGCTTTAAGTATGACGGTGACATCTATGACACCATGCTTGCTGAGTACATATTGGATCGTGGTCAGAGAAATGGCTTGAGCCTACAAGCTTGTGCAGAACGTAGACAACTAGAGGTACAGAAAGATGATACACTCAAAAAATATTTTAAAGAAGGTAAAAACACAAACGAGATACCTTTGGCTGAACTCTGTCATTATCTTGAGCATGACTTGCTTACTACTTGTGAGTTGTACAAAGCCCAAGAGCGAGACTTTCTACTTCCCGAAGCATCTTCCCTTAGTACAATCAAAAGAGTTACCTTCAATACATGCAAAACCCTTACAGAAATCTATATGGCAGGATTCAAAGTCGATCTTCAAGAGTTGGAGCGAGTAGCAAAGGAGTTTGAAAATGAGAAAGCGGAAATCGAAACACGTCTGCAAAAGAAAGTCAGGGAACTTATGGGGGATACTCCGATCAACCTACGTTCACCTGAACAGAAATCGCAAGTCCTATTCAGCAGAAGAGTACATGACAAAAAAGAATGGGCTGATCTCTTCGAGTTCACTGCGACACAAGAAGAGTTTAAGGATGCCGTTAAAGCCAACTCCTCACCGATCTACAGGACACAGGCTTACACCTGCCCTAGTTGCGAAGGGCAAGGTAAAGTATACCGACTTAAAAAAGATGGAACAAAGTTTGCTAGACCTAATAAATGCAAAGATTGTGATGCGAAGGGATACAAACTAAAAGACACTCAACAGATAGCAGGGCTACGCTTCACTGCACCAAGCAAGAAGTGGGTCAGTGCTAATGGATTTAACACAGGAAAGGATGAGCTAGATGTATTATCTTCAACTGCTAAACAAAATAGAATGGACGAGGCTATTGATTTCATTTCTGATCTTAAACGTCACAATGCTGTCTCTTCTTATCTATCAGCTTTTGTCAACGGAATACGATCATACACTAAGGATAGTGGATTCCTGCACGTTGGACTCACACAACACATTACAGCCACTGGACGTTTTAGTGGACGCAATCCCAACATGCAGAACATGCCAAGAGGAGGCACGTTTCCTGTAAAGAAAGTATTCGTATCAAGATTTGATAATGGTTTAATAATGGAGGCCGACTTTGCACAACTCGAATTTAGGACAGCAGCGTTCTTGGCGCAGGATGAAACAGCGATGGAAGAAATCGCAACTGGTTTCGATGTACATGCTTACACAGCAAAAGTTATCACTGATGCAGGGCAACCAACATCACGTCAAGCAGCTAAAGAACACACGTTTGCGCCACTCTTTGGAGCAAGCGGTTACGGACGCACGAAAGCTGAAGCAACCTACTACACCCACTTCAACGATAAGTACAAAGGCATAGCCAAGTGGCACAGGAAGTTGGGTGATGAGGCACTACGCTTCTTAAAGATAACAAATGTATCAGGCAGACAGTACGCTTTCCCTGATGTGACAAGGCGACACAGTGGTGTACCAACGCACTTCACCATGATAAAAAACTACCCAGTGCAAGGCTTTGCTACAGGGGATGTAGTGCCAGTGGTATTGAACGAGATGCATGAACGTTTACGACACATGAAGTCGTGTTTAGTCAATACTGTTCATGATTCTATGGTGGTTGACGTACATCCTGACGAGAAAGATTTAGTATTGTCTATGGTGTGGACACTTAACCAAGATTTAAACAAAATAATAGAGGAGACATATGGTATAGAAATGAATGTGCCTATGCTTTTAGAAGCAAAGATAGGAAAGAATTGGCTTGACACAGTTGATGTATAGTGTATAACTAAGATCTCTTTGACTCTATAGAAAAGGATATAGAATGAGTACAGAACTAGCAATAGCAAATGAACGTGGTCAATCGATGGCTGAACTAATGGGTGTATCATCTACACCTACTACTTCAACAACACCTTCGATCTCACGTTTGGGTATGCTTCACCAACCTATTATGGGTGAAGTAGAACTCAATGGCAAGATGATTAAGACAGAGGTAGTGCCTGTAGGTGCGTTCACCTTAAAGACAGGTGATGATATTATCTACAGTGTAGGTGCAACTGTCCGTGTCTTTGCCCAACGCAATCAGTGGCAACGTTGGAACAGTGACACTGAAGAGATGGAGAAGTCTGTTATGTCTAACTCCCTCAACGGTGACTTGAAGGATAGTATTGGTGGGTTCAACTTAGGTAGACCTACTGGTTATATCGAAGACTTCAATGCGTTGGACGATGCAACCAAGCAAGTGATACGTTCAGTCAAACGTGTCGTAGTATACTATGGTACTGTCACACTAGACAGCCCTATGAATGAGAAGGGTGAGCCAATAAAATCTAAAGCAAACATACCGTTTGTTATGGATGTAAAGAACCGTGACAGTTTAAAAAGTATTAATGGTGTAATGAATAACTTCAAAAAGAAGAATGTATTACCCATTATGTCTACCGTAAATCTAGAAGGTGTGGAAGATAGCATACCTACTGGTGCTAAGTTTGGTAAGATAAAAGCCACCACTGGTGATGCTGTTGAACTTGCAAGCGAAGACAACGATACTCTAAAAGATTTCCTTGAACTCATTGAGTATAGCAACGGTAAGATACTAGACCTTCACCATGAACGTGCCAAAGGTGGTGCTGATAGTGATGAAGATCTTGTCGAAGGTATAATCAATAATGACTTCGTGGAGGTTGATGAGTAATGAACCACCCTGCTGAACTACAGGTCTTCAGCTATCTGCAAAAGGCCATGAAGGGTGAAGCTACAATGACAGAGGAGGTAGCCAATCAGGTTGCCTCCGATGTTAAAGCTGCCTTGGACAAACAGTTTAATGCTCCTCCACGTGATGAGTTTAAGCTACGTATGTCTAATATAGGCAGACCTAAGTGCCAGTTGTGGTTTGAGAAGAACGATCCTGAAGATAAGATACCCTTGCCTCCACACTTCCTGATAAACATGCTACTAGGAGATTTAGTTGAAGCTGTGTTCAAAGGATTGCTACGTGCGTCAGGTGCTGAGTTTAAAGACAATGATACTGTTACATTGAAGCTACCAGATGGACAAGAGATACAGGGTGAGTACGACATGGAAATGGATGGCAAGATAGATGATGTAAAGTCTGCATCACCTTGGTCTTACGCTAACAAGTTTGACTCACTTGAATCTTTACAGAAGGGTGATGGCTTCGGTTATATACCACAATTAGTGGGCTATTCTAAGGCTGCAGAAAAAGAAGTTGGTGGCTGGTGGGTGGTCAATAAAGGCAACGGTGAGTTTAAGTATGTCAGTGCTTCGGAGGTTGACTCTGAGCAGGTAATTCAAGACATCCAGGAAACGGTAAATTATATTGAAAAAGATGAGCCGTTTGAAAGGTGCTTTGAAGCTGTGCCTGAGACATATTTTAAGAAGCAATCTGGTAACTTGGTACTAAACAATGCATGTAAATTTTGTAGCTTCAAAAACAAATGTTGGGAAGGTTTGAAAACATTACCTTCAAGAGTATCCAAAGCTAAGAACCCACCAGAAGTTGACTACGTTTTTATAGGTGATGGTCTTGCCACGTAGACATAACAAAAGGTTATACCGTAGCGGTCTTGAACAAGAGGCTGCTGCGTTTTTAAAGAAAAGACAAAAGTCGGTAGAGTATGAGAAGATAAAGATAGAGTGGGAAGACTTATGCTATAGAACATACACTCCTGATTTTGAATTAGACAACGGTATTATAATAGAAACAAAAGGTATATTCAGTGCGGCAGACAGACGTAAACACATAGAGATACGGAAACAACACCCAAAGATAGACATTAGGTTTGTATTTAGTAATGCTAAAGCTAGATTATACAAAGGTGCAAAGTCTAGGTATTGTGACTGGTGTGAACAAAAGAACTTTAAGTGGGCGCATCGTGTTATACCTGAAGGGTGGCTACTAGAAAAAGGCAAGCGAATGAAAGATCAGCGTGTCACAGTTAAAAGGAGAGGCAATGGCCTATGAAGTAAAAGATGGGGATGTGGCTATAGTTATTAGCCCTGAACTAGATGATGAAGGTGCATGGACAGGAGTTCTTAGAACAGGTTTAGTCTTTGGCGAGTCTCAACATCCACTTGCTATGCGTAGTGCTATGGACTATGGACTTACTATGGCAGCAGCAGGTGAGGTTTTAGAAGAATATCCTGAACTCACGGATTACTTTGATGAAGCAAGGCACAGGATATTAAAAGAAATGTTTCCTAAACAATATGCTGAATCAGAGCTTGCAATATCTAAAGAAAAAGAATATACCACAGATGGTAACATAATCAAGTTAACTAAATGGACAAAGACACTGGGCGAAGCATGAGTAAAGATTCAGAAGACGAGTTTGAATTAGAGTTTGATGTCGAGGATATGTTTAAGGAATGGGATGAGATGCAAGAAGACTTAGTAAATAGCCCACCTCACTACAACAAGGGTGGCGTAGAATGTATTGATGCTATTATGGCTGCTACTAACCATAACAAAGAAGGATACCTACAAGGTAATGTAATGAAGTACGTATGGAGGTATGACTACAAGGGCGGCTTAGAAGATTTACAAAAGGCAGAATGGTATCTAAAAAAACTTATTGAGGTATACAAAGAGAAACACAAATGATACGCAAGTTTAGTGTCACGTATGTGATGGAGGTAGACGAGGATAATAACTTCTTATCTGCTCACGAAGAAGGACATACGGAAGATGTGCATGACTTGATAAGTAATGTTATGCATGATATAGATGATGTGAAGATACACAACCTGAGTGTGAAGGAGAGACAATGATAACACAGGAAGACATAGACCACTTTGCAGATATGCAATCACCCATCATGGACATGGGGTACTATCAACAAGAAGCAGTGAAGACTGCTATCTATACTGATCCTATTATTTACCCTGCGTTGGGCTTGGGTAACGAAGCAGGTGAGGTACAAGGCAAAGTCAAGAAGATGTTACGTGATGGTACGTTCAACAAGGATGCCATAGCTGCAGAGATTGGTGATGTGTTGTGGTATATTGCTGCACTGTGTCGTGATCTAGAGATAGACATGGCAGAGGTAGCGTTAAAGAACTTGTCTAAGCTGAAGAGCAGACAGGAAAGAGGAACTATACAAGGAAGTGGGGATAACAGATGATTACAGATGTATCTCAACAAGGTTACTTAGCAGATAATTGTACTTTGTCATCATTTGACGATGCTTTAGAAAGATTAACGGTGAGACTTGATATTAGTGAAGAAGAACTTATAAAGAAACATCCTAGCTTAATTGAAACTTATATGAAATGTTGGTCTAAAAATTTTAAAACACTTATGGAGGCTTGGGATAGATGAACTATTGTACCACCAAGGGTCTGATATGGCCTGTCTTATTTTGTGTATTTGTAATAGTAGTGCTGCCAGTCTTACTGGTAGATAACAAAAAGTATTGTAAACAAAGCATCGTTCCATGCTATCCTTGGAATGACCCAAAATGACACCAGCCCAAGCAGCAGAGATAGAAGCAAAGAAAACATTTGAACTGTTTATACTTTGGTCAAAAAGAGGCACATTAGTAATCATACTTTGTTTACTATTTGTAGTTTTTAAATGTAACAACGGAGTAGAGACAGGCAAAGGTGCAACAGGAAGTAAATATAATGGAGAGGTGTACGCACCAACAAACATAGGGGAAGATAAATGAGTAACTTACTACCAACAGACTATCAATCATTCATACACCAGTCACGCTATGCTAAATACATAGATGGCAAAGGCCGTGAGTCATGGGCTGAAACAGTAGGACGCTACGTTGATAACGTGGTACGTCCGAAGCTAGGCAACGACTCATGGGTAAACCAAATAGAGCAATCTATACTTAGTTTAGATGTTATGCCAAGCATGAGAGCCATGATGACTAGTGGTGCTGCGTTGGACAGAGACAACACAGCAGGGTACAACTGTAGCTACCTGCCAGTGGATGACCCTAAGTCTTTTGATGAGGCTATGTTCATACTCCTGTGTGGTACTGGTGTAGGCTTCAGCGTAGAGCGTCAGTTCATTCAGCAGCTACCTGATGTGCCTGAGTTGTTTGACAGCGATACTACTATTGTAGTCAAGGACAGCAAAGAGGGATGGGCTAAAGCATTCCGTCAGCTATTAGCGTTGCTGTGGGCAGGTGAGATACCCAAGTGGGATGTGTCACGTGTACGTCCTGCAGGTGCTAGACTCAAGACGTTTGGTGGTAGAGCCAGTGGACCTGGACCTCTTGTCGAACTTTTTAACTTCTCAGTACAAACATTCAAAAATGCACAAGGCCGTAAGCTATCCTCTATGGAATGTCACGACTTGATGTGTTTCATTGGTCAGATAGTTGTAGTGGGTGGAGTAAGACGCAGTGCTATGATCTCTCTGTCTAACCTGAGTGATGATCGTATGCGTCACGCTAAGTCAGGACAGTGGTGGGAGACTGCTGCACACAGAGCATTGGCTAACAACTCTGTATGTTACACAGAAAAGCCAGACATAGAAACATTCATGCGTGAGTGGACTGCGTTGGTAGAAAGTAAATCAGGAGAGAGGGGTATCTTTAATCGTGAAGCATCTAAGAACCAAGCTAAAAAATATGGTAGACGTGATCCTGACCACGAGTTCGGAACTAATCCGTGCAGTGAGATCATACTTAGACCCTACCAGTTTTGCAATCTTACGGAAGTTGTTGTTCGTGCCACTGATACGATTAAAGACTTGGAGCGTAAAGTCAAGATCGCCACAATACTTGGGACAATCCAAAGCTCGTACACAAAGTTTCCTTACTTGCGAAAAGTGTGGCAACGTAATACGGAAGAAGAACGTCTGCTTGGTGTGTCTCTAACAGGTATCATGGACAACCCACTGATGACTGCAGTTAACTCTAACTTGGAGAAGACACTTGATAACTTACGAAATATCGCACTGGCTACTAATCATGAATACGCTGACTTGCTTGATATACCTCAGTCTGCTGCTATTACCTGCGTCAAGCCTTCGGGTACTGTCTCGCAGTTGGTGGACAGTGCCAGTGGTATACATGCTCGTCACTCTCCATATTACATCCGTACTGTACGAGGTGATAATAAAGACCCACTTACACAGTTTATGATTGATCAGAAGGTTCCCAATGAACCATGCGTATTCAAGAGTGACACTACAACTGTGTTTAGCTTTCCTGTAAAATCACCAGAAAACGCTATAACACGAAACGATATGACTGCTATTGAGCAACTAGAGACATGGCTTACATACCAACGCCATTGGTGTGAACATAAACCTAGTGTAACAATATCAGTAAAGAATGATGAATGGCTTGAGGTAGGAGCCTTTGTCTATAAACACTTCGATGAAATGTCGGGTGTATCTTTCCTACCACACTCAGATCATACCTATCAGCAAGCACCATATCAAGATTGTGGTAAACATGACTATGAATATCTACTGTCGTGTATGCCAGAGAAGATTGATTGGAACAAGTTGTCAGATTATGAGAAAGAAGATAACACTAAGTCCAGTCAAACTTTTGCTTGTACTGGTGACGTGTGTGAAATAGTCGATATAACATAGGAGTTAAATATGGACGTAATAGCAACAGCAATAATAGTTTTCTTTGGTACATTTAGTATAGCAGAAAAATATCTTGAACCTTGGGTCAACGATAAAGTAGAACAGTACTACGAAGCAAAGGAATAAGTTATGGGCTTTTGGGTTTTAATAGCACTATTCATCTTTGATGGTAAGCCAATGGTTATGAGTGATAATATCTTGTATCCTAGTGTAGAATCTTGCCATGAAGCGGCACAGAAACGTAGAGATATATTAGATGCTACCAAACCTCAGTATGATTTCCAAGCAGACTACTGGGTATGGTGTACTAAAATGCCACAGGAGACATAATGAAGCTGGAACGTGAAGCTACAAATTATATGGAGGCAAAGCGTGAACAGTTCAAGAAAGACTTGAATGAGGCAATAAGAGTAGTAGATAAATTTTTACAGGATAATCTTGAGGATAATGATGAGCGCAAGAAAGCTAGGGATAAGCTTCTTGAGTGCAAGATGTGGGCAGGTCATAGCTATAAATCTAGTTAAGTTCTGCCACCTCTTTGTTTATGTCTTCAATGTAATTTCCAAACTGTATAAACTTTTGGAGTTCATCAAAGCTCATATCTTCAATGCTAGGCTCAGTGCCATACACTTCACTCATTAATCTTAGAGCTTCCCTTCTTGTTTCTTTCTTGAACTTTCGGGAAGCTTTTACTTTTTTACTTAGCATACGAGTATTAACATCGTTATCTCGTTCCATATTTTCACGTACATGTTTTTTAACTTGTAACATTGTCTTACTTAGTAAGTCACGTTTTGTTGCCAAGTTAGCATTTTGAAAATCTGGACTATCAATTAACTTCTGTGTATATACCTCTAGTATGGGAGCAAGGTAGCCGTTGAAGATTCTATCATAGGCAGGTAGGTTTGTTCTCTCACTAGCTTTCCACGTAGCCATATCAGCCATTGAGTATGCTACCTCTGTAGCTGTCCTGCTTGGCTTTACTGTCAAACCAAAGATACGTGCGAAAGGATTAGCATCGTAAACATCACCTTTTCTTGTACTTACATTTAGTGATTTACCAGTAAGTGCTTCGTTAGCAGACTCAAACTCTTTTCCTGTTACACCTTCTGCTGCGTCAATAAAAGTTTCTAGTATATTGTCTACATATTTTGTAGCTGATTGTGTGAACACAGAAGCACCGTCTGCTTGACGTACATCTTTAGCTGTGTCTGTTCCTGTAGCAAAACCTACAGCTTTGTTGAGTGCATCTAGTGGCCTAGTAAAACCTGAGACAAAGTTACCACCTACCTTGTAGAAACCGTCTATAGCTGCTGCTCTCTTGTCTACATCCACATTGGTTAACACATCTAACATATTGTTTATGTCGTTACCAAATTGTGCATCACGTGCAAGCTGACCCACTACCAACTGTGTACCCAGTTCTTGTTTTAGATCATCAGATAACTGCTCACCGTTTCTCATAGTGTTAAGAACTCTACCTGCTGCTAACCATAGAGAGAATGGGAACGTGTTCTTAGCATCTATAATAGTACCACCGCCAACGTCTACTTCATATACACCCAGCTTCTTCTCTCTTCTTTCATTGTCGTAGTCCATAGACAATCTTAGTGCAGCACTACCTACAAGCATACGTGCAAAGGCATCTCTGTCTGTTACATTTGGTTCTTGTGTGTAAAGGTTTTTAGCAAACTTATAGAATTGTTGAGGTGCAGCTAATGGTGACCACTGATAAGCTGTAGCTATAACGTTGTTGAAGAATCTACCAAAAGGTAGAAGTGTACCAAAACCTGGAGTGTTAGAAAAAGTTTCAGCAAACTTAGCTGTACTACGTAGTAACTCAGGTGTCTTGTCTGTTGTGTAATCTGCTGCAAACACAGACTTCAATGTAGTATCTAGCGCACCTTGTATAACTTCTACGTCAGGCTCATCTCCTCTCATTATAGCTTCTTTTAATGTAGTGTTTCTGTTTAGTCGCATATACTTATCCATCTCAGTCATAAACATCTGCGACTTAGTAAAGCTATCTTGTATACGCACACCAGATACGTTGCTTGCTGCGTTGGTTGCAGCTTCTATGTTTCTAAAAAACTTATTGTTAGGATTTATACCGTATCTATCTGATGTAGCTTCTACACCTCCTGCCATAGTTTCAAAAAGTTTTTTCTTTACCTCTAGATTATTAGCATCCCCAAGAAACCTCATGTAAGCATCATGTGTGGTGTAAGGATCTAGTAAGTTACGAAACTTCTGTGCTTGTATCTGTGTCAATGCACGTGCTTGACGTGCTGTTTCTCTAGCAGCGTTGGTGTCGTATGTTAATTGACCCATAGCTTTCATGCCTAACATAGTAGAGTTAAACAAGTCAGCCATCGACTGACCTACATAGTACTGAGCAAAGCCAGCTACGTTAATCGCTGTAGTAGCAGGGGATGAAACAAGTAAACGTTTCCATACAGACTGTCCATACTTCAAAGGTTGTGCAGCTTTTAGCTTTTTAACTTCGTTTACTGCATCCTCTATGTCATCTTCCATAGTACGTTTAGCTCTGTCTCCTGCAGCAACTATACCTGCATCAACAATTCTACGTGCTTGAGACATAACTGCAAGAGTTTTACCTGCCTCAGATATATCTTTAGCTAGTAAGTCTTTTAGTTCTATTCCTTTATCGCCTGTTAATTCTCCTAGCTTTAGGTCTGTGTATTTTCCCATAGCTTTGTTTATCTCAACAAGATCTTCTTCAGGTAAAAATCTAACTACATTAGTTATAACGTCAGCTACCTTTTTATTCTTAGGTATCTTTAAACCTTTGTCGTGTAGTATTTTTGCTAGTCCACCTTTACCGTCTGATCCTAGTGTTATATTTCTAACTAGTTCGGATGGCATGACAGCAGTATTTATTTCATAGCCACTGGCTACTTTATCATTCCACTCTTTAATATCTTTCTTTATTTGCTTTGCAACAGCTTTGGAATCTTTCTTAGAAAGTGTTGCTGAGTTTTCTTCTATTACGCTTTTAGATATTCTTTCTAGAGAGTCTCCTGTTTCATCAAAACCTGATACTCCACGAAACTTACCAAAGCCTAGTTGTGCTGCTCCTGCTACACCACCTAATAAAGAAGAAAATATAGATTGAGTCTTACTAAACTGTTCTTGCGCTCCTGCTTGCATCAAAGTATTCTGAGCCATTGCATCTTGTAACACAGCAAATCCTGCGTCTGCTGCTATTGTAGCTTTTAAAGAAGTTCTGCTTGCTCTTTTAAATAACTCATCTTGTTTCTTACGCATGGCATCAAACGCCATACTTTTACGTCCTTCTTTTGTTACCTGTTTGGTTACCTGCTCTGCTATCTTTTTAGATTGAAAGTCAGACGTACCTGCTCTAACTGCTCTCTTGGCAGCTTCTATTCCTGCTTTTCTAGCAGCATTCTTTATTTGTGTTGAACTAGCACCATCTCTAGCAGCCTTTAACCCTGCTCTCTTTACAGACTCTCTAACAACTTTTTTACCTGCTACTGTATAGCTACCTGCTGCAAGCCTACCAACACCACCAGTAATTAAACCTATGTAGTTTGTTGGATCTTTAGCAGCAGCAAAAATGTAATCCTTTACACCATCAACAGCACCCATAGCACCATCGTTTTGAAATACATTGCCTAGCTGATCATATATCTCGTAAGCTTTACCAGCCCTTCGTTTGGTTGCCTCATCAGCTTTGTTTATAAATCTAAGCTCACCTGTGGTGGTAACAGTATTTGCATTGAAGTAACGCATGTGTTGTACGAAGTCATCAATTACTTCTTCATCTGCTTTATCTTTATAGTCAACACCTTTACGCTCTATCATGTAGTTACGTATAGGAGTTAGGTACTGATACTTTTTAAGATCATCTTTTTTAAGTGTAACATTTTTGTCTAAGTAAAAGTCTTCCTCCCTATCAGGCGTAGGTTGAGTAGAAGTATTACTACGAAGGTTTTCTAAGAACCTTTTGTTCTCTAAGTAAGATTTCATATTAGTCCTCTAATAATGCTTCATAGCCAAAAGGTAGTCCAGTATTAGGATCGTGGGTTTCACCATAAGTTCTATCCCAGTATTCAGCCTCAGTAAGTTTTAGATCTTTGCCTTGTCTAATACCAAATACGTTTTCATTTCTTACTGTTTTAGTTTTTTCTCCACCATCAGCAGGTCTTGGAGGTGCAATGATCACCTTACCAGACTTAGGATCTACCTTACCCTCATAGTCTCTATCCCATCCTCTAGAGTTAGCACTTAACCCAGACGGTCTTTTAGGAAAAGTTTTTGCAAGTAACGCTTCTTTTTGAGCTTCTGTATCGGGCGTTTCCGTTTGGGTAGTTTCCGTTTGGGTAGTTTCTGTTGGTTGGCTATCGTCTGTGTTTCCTTCTGGTGTTGACATTAGATCCTCTAATGAAGAGGCATCAGCTTCAGCGTTGGCTTTAATCTCTTCATTGCTTAGTGTGTTTGTTACGTCCTCATCTAACTCTCTTAGATCATTTAAGTAGTCCTCGCCCAATAACTGGTTTATCAGATTTACAGAAGGTGTATGGTCATACAGTCCAGTTGTTCCATACATATCTACATTAGTTTGTATGATAGGCATTACTGCATCTTGTACAACTTCATCTATAGCTGCTTGTTTTGCTTCTTCCATTGTTACGTCAAGCATACGACCCTGTGTTTGTGCTTCTGTTAAATCGCTTTCTGCTTGGGCTGCTGCTAGTTTTGCTAATGAAGAAGTTCTAGCTCTGTCTGCTGCAGTGGTAACATCTTTAAGAAGTTTACCTGCTGCTGCTGGTCCATAGAATTCTTTGTCAAAAAAGTTAACACCTAGATCACCATACAAAGATTTATAATCTGCCTGTCTAGCAAGTTGATTTACATCAGCAACGGACAGGTTACCCATGAAACCAGATTCTGTTAGTTTTGATTTTGCTTGATCCATAGCACCATAGCCAAACAACTGTCGCATTACGCTATCGCTTTGGTCTATTTCAACCTTTGGCATACCAGCCGTAGGCATAGCACCGTATGATTTTTGAGCAAAGCTCAGTAATGTACCATCTATGTATTCAGGATTTACCTCGAATACTTCAGGCATATCTATAATAGATTCTATGTCAGTCGGTCCTAATGTTTTTACACCTTTTTCATTGGCTGCTTTTAAAAGCTTTTCATAGAATGTTTTCATGCCCAGCGCACCAGATGACATAGCAGCTATTACTTGCTTCTTGGTAGCTCCAAGTTGCATAGCAGCCTGACCTAATTGTGCTGCATCTTGTGCTAAAAGATTTCTTTGAGAAACTAATTCAGCATTCCTATTAGCTTTTTCTTTCTCTTCTTCTTCAAAGTCTTTAGCTTCTTTTCTTCGCTCTTTTATAGCTTCTGTTTGACCTTCTAAGAAGCTTGCAGCAAATGCTTTCCAATCAAATCCCATCTTATTAACCTTTCGCCATCAAGCCTTTGGGCTTCTCTTCTGGTGTGTCTTCTTCCTCTGGCTTATCCTCAACCAAATCACTTAACAATTCTTTTCCAGCATCCATGCCATCAGAGGGATTTTCATTTAAGTATGAGCCTACTACAACTTGAAAACGCTGTAGTTCTTTTTCCTCTGCTTCTTTCTGATAGTCTTTTCCATCGTCTTCAACTTTAACGCCTGTGCTTGTAATAGCTTGCTTTAAGAACTCATGTATAACAGGCTTTACTAACATACCTGCATCTACAGAGTGAAGTCCGTTCATATTTCCTACACTTACAATGGTATCTACTATTGGCTTTAGAGATAATCCAGCCTGACAAACAGCAGCAAGATCATCTATGACATCGTCATTAGCCATATTGTTTATGTAGTATTTAGTAATCTCTTCTACGTCAGACATCTCTGCTGGTTGTTCCCAAGGGTTATTCTTAGGTTCTCCACACAAGGATTGACCCGGAATTGGTTGATCAAATATAGCTATCTTCATTTTGTTATCCTACTTAGTAAATCCTGCACCAAAGTATAAGCCTACAATAGCTGATACTATGTGTGTATCTAATGGTGTTATTACAAATCCTTCAGCATACTGCCACTTTACAACTTCCTGACCTGGCCCGAAGATAAAATCTAGGAAGCCTACCTGTATCTCAGTGTAGCCTACGTATACGCCTACTTCAGGATAGAACACAGCAACCAACTTCGGCAACACTATTATAGCAAATACTGCAGATAATGCAATAAGTCTTCTTGTCCATGCAAAGTGTTTATCGTTCTTTCCTGCGTTACGTGCTTCAGCTACAAACCCTGCGTTTGCGTTGGCACGTTCCATGAGCATCTTGTTCTGCTCCTGTTTCATCTTCATGCTCTGCCCCCAGATGGACATCACTCCACCTAGTACGGTAGAGCCAAGCATTGTTATTAGTTCTAGTGGGAGTCCAAACATTTATATATTGCCTCTTAGTTTGTCTAGCTCATCCTTTACCTCATCGACAGTATGTTGTGCTTTATTGCCACTGCCATAGTAGCTGTCACCTTTTTTTAGTTTAACATCTTTGCCATTTCTTCTAACAGTCATATCATATGGAACAGGAAAAGAAGCAAACTCTTTTGCTAACTCTAGCATTGCTCTATCTTGGCTGACAGTGCTACTACCTTCTAAGTATCTTCCTACTCGTTCTCTTTTTTGAGTTATTAAATATTTACCTATTTTATTTTGTGTGTCTTCATTAAATACTGTATCATCTGATAAATTTAAAGCGTCTACAGCCATAGCTAAAGTAGTTGGTATTGTTTGAAATCTTCCTACAGCAAAAAGTCTTTCCGTATTATTAGGGTCCGTTATAGCTTGTTTTGTTTGTATCTCACCTATAGTCATTTCAGTTAGACTTTTGCCATCTCTGGTTGTATTATTTGTACTGCCTATTATCTTTTTTCCTATAGTTCCTCTGTTACTAGAGTTATAATCTCCTTCACCTTCTTGAATAAATTCAAACATAGGCTCAAGTGCCATTATTGTTTCTGTTTCTGATCTTGTAGAAGGTAGCCCCATATCATCATCAGTAGTAACACCAGCAGGAGCAAGCTCAGTAACAGCAACTTCTGGTCTAGCACCTAGCCCTCTAATCTTTTTGTCTACTGTTGCTTCGGAGGGTAGAGGTATCTCATCATAGCCTAGCTCTGGTTCAAATATACGTTGATCCAAAGGAACACCAGACTGATAGAACTGTGCGTCTGGGTCTACACTATCAACAATATCTTTTGCTCTTTCCATCTCTTGAGGTGGAGGTATAATAAGAGTTTCACCTGCAAGTATACGATTTATATTTTCTATTTTGTTTACTTTTGCTAAATCATCTATAGCAACACCTTCTCTTTGAGCAATCTCAGATAGTGTGTCACCTCTTTTTATGGTGTACTCTTTGCCGCCTATTCCTCTTTGTTTTAAGAAAGCATTGACAGCATTCTTTACCCTATCCTTATTAGCAGTAATAGGTGGTACTACATCATATCTCATGTTAGCATCACTAGGTATGCCACTGTAAAAAAGAGGAGGTGCTTTACTGTAGTCTACTGCATCTCTTATTCTAGCCTCTATAACTCCTGGATTTATTGGCCCACGAAACAGCGGTCCTCTATATACTTTTGAAGGATCTACTTCCGTATCTTTTGGATCATCTCCACCAAAGGACTTAAATAATTCAACAGCTTTATTTTTTACTGTATCTATTATTGATGTTGGTGGATCTGGCTTATCGTCACGCTGTGGAGGCGTAGGTATTACATCATACGTGCTACCTCGTTCAAATGGTTTAGAACCTAATCCTTTTGTTGGGCTACCACCAAAGCGTTCTGCAGGGTCTGCCCCCATCCCACTAAATCCACTACCTCTAGATGGTTTAGGATCTACTTTTTTATTAGATGGACGAGATCTACCATACTGGTCATACATTTCTTTTTGAGTGAACTTTGGATCGTACATATTATTTTCCCAAACCTTTGAATGGATTAAAGCTTCCGAGGATAATGTCTGTTGCGCCTTTAACAAGCTCATTAACAAAATTGCCAGCAGCATTTTCAAGTAGTTTTCCTGACTCGCCATTTGCTTCTATCTGTGCTTCTAATATTTTAGTTGTTCTGTCTGCTGCGCTTTCACCAGACTGCCAAGCCCATGCTAACAAATCACGCTCACGTTGTATAGCATTATTATACATTGTAGATGTGAGATTGTTTGCTACTAATGCTGCATCTCTGTTTGCTTGGTTAGCTGCTGCGTTGGCTGCTGTAGTAATAGCTTGCGCCCATGCAGCGTTTGCTTGTGCAACTATTAGATGGTTCTGTGCGTTAAATTGATCACGTGCATTAATCTGCGCTGTATTGAACTGAGACAATGCATTTAATTCACCTGCATTGAAACGGTTGATAGCGTTGATTTGCTCTGCGTTAAACCTTTGTACCTGTGAACCTAGTCCTGCAAAGAATTGATCTGTTTGCATCTGACTTGTAGCATTAAATTGTCTTGCAGCATTTATTGCAGCAGCATCACTAAGTATAGCTTGAGCAGTTTCTTGTGATTTTAGAACAGTCATTTGCTGTTCGTTACTTAGATTAGCCATGTCCATAGCAAGGAATGATTTAGCATTCTGTACGTTAGCGGCTTGTCTGGCATCTAAGTTACGTAAATCTATTTGAGTTAATGTAGCTGCATCGGCTAAAACTTTTGCTTGTCTAGCATCTAAGTTAGCCAAGTCTACAGTCTGTGCCATCTTAGCGTTTTCTAGTGCTACCTGTTGCTCTGCAGTAAAGTTTATGTTAGCTATTTCAGATATACGTGCTGCGTTTCTTACCCTAGTTTGAAACTCTTGGTCAAACTCTAAACCTAAAAAGCTTGCACGTTGTTCAGCGTTAAGTAAAGCTACTTCTTGTTTGTTGGATGCATCTATCTGTGCGATGGGCAGGGCTGCTTCCATACCTGCTTGTACAATAGCCATACCTGCCATGCTAGAAGCTGACAGTCCACGTGCAGCCATTGCTGCTGTTGCATTACGCATAGCTCCTGCAGCCCATGAGGGTGGATCGCCACCTTGGAAGTCCTCCATCAAAGTGTCTAGCTCAGTCTTTACAGATGCAGCTTCGGTCTTTGCTATGGTGGCATCTACTCTATCTTGATCTACAGCAGAGCCAGATATTAGTTGATCTGGTGTAACCTTTAGTGGATCAGGGGCATCTACTGTTTGTGGCTCTCCTATTTGTGCAGCTTGTAACTGTAGTGCTGCTGCTGCAAAAGGATTCATTTGTGCAGGATCAACAAGAGAGTTTGGATCTAACTCTCCTTGTGCTGCTAAATAATTATCTAGGGCTGCTTGTAGTGCTTGCTGAGATTCGTATGCTTGATATTCTGCTGGTGTCATAGCAGCAATTTCTTCGGCTGTTGCTGCTGCTCCTGTTACTGTAGCTCCTGCCTGTGCTGCTGTTCCTGCTTGTCCTGTGCCTTGTGGTATAAGTGTTGCTGGTCCACCGTCTGCTGCTACAACGTTTGCTCTAGTTACCATAGCATTTGGATCAGTGCCTATTTGTTGTGACAGTAGAGAGCCACTTGGCATCATGTTTGCAGGGTTTCGTGTAGCACCGCCTGTTGGTGTTGTGCCTCCTGTTGGTGAACTTCCAGCACCGGGAACGTTAACAGGATTAGGTTGATTAGGGTTAATTACAGGAGAGGCTTGTACTGGTGTTGTTCGTCTTGAATCGTTTCTACTGTCTCTATCTTTAGCTTGTCGCTCTAAAAACTTTTGGTGGTTTGCTATAGACAAAGCTTTATGCGCTGCTTGTTGTGCTGCAGTACCACCTTTTCTAGCAGGAATAGGTGCAGCAGAACCTGATAAATTTTTGATACCCATTCTTGACATATCTCTTGCAGCTTGTTGTGCAGAGTAGTTTCCTTTATAGGCATTAATAACCTTACCCTCAACCATCTGTCTAGCTGCCATAGTGTACTTGCCCATCTTGGCTGCTGCTGCAGGATTAGCTGCTAGAAAAGCATTGATAGACTTTTGATCTTTAGGTCCATTATAGCCCAACGCTGGTAGTATCTTGTTTGTAATTGTCTCAGGCTTGAACCCTGCAAATTTTTTAGCCATATCTTATTTCCCTATTTGCATCCACAGTGATGCGGCTATGAAAGTTATTACTGCTACTGTTGACATCTTTACAATGGTTGACCATACACCTCTTCGTGTATCACGCCACATTTCTAGTAAGCTACGCATTTCAAGTATGTCTTTACGAGCATCATCATCATGTAGCCCTACCTCACGCAATGCTGCTGAAGCACCACGCTTGGCTGCACGATCTAACATATCTTCTAATTCTTCTGGTGTTATCATTTCCAATGTGCGGCGGCTAGTTGTTGAATTGTTGACCCTGACACAATGTTAGACGCAGGGTTGTTTTGGTTACAGTTATAACTTGTAGTGCCTAGAGATGTTCCTTGATCTCTCCAGCTATAGTGATTGGTAGCACCTTCTAAATCAATTTGCTGCAAGCTGTCGGAATTGCTAACAGTAACCGAACCTGCTGGATTTGTGTCTTCAGTTACACCTGAACCGATTGTAATGCCATTATATTGTGTTGAAAGTGAAATAGTTTTAGAATAACTACTTGTGTTTGTATTCTGTGCTGTTGCTGTCGCTGTAGGAGTAGAACTATTGTATCCAGTTATTTCCCATATATGGGCAACAGATCTACCACTGCCTCCATTTCCAGTAACATAGGTAGATCCTGATGTAGAAGTAACTAAATAATATACTGCTGATGTGGGTTGCGCTTGCCAAATACCTGAATTAGGACTTACAGTGTCTACTTTACAGGCTTGCGTCATGTTTGTGCCACCCAAAGTTACATATGTGTTATTTGGTCCTGCTAATTGAAGTGTAACAACAACTATTTTTGTACCAGAACTTAAAGTAACAAACCCACTAGGAAATCCATTACCAGTTGTAGATGTGCGACCTTTGTAAGTACCAGTAGGAGCTGCTGCAGAAACTCCATAGTACTCATTAAAAGCATTTTGTGCGGTAGAACCTTTACCAATCATTGCACGAATGTCGGCATCGTTTAGTGCAGCTTGTGAGCCACTACCACCACCTGCCTCAACGTGAATTTGGTTTATAGTTATTTGACCACTACTTGGTAGAGCCATTATTCACACTCACATTTTTTACATTTACATTGATCTAATTGTTCTTTTAATTCTTTTATTGCTTCTATTAACAAGCCATGAATTTGATCGTATTGTACAGTTTTAAACTCAACATTACTATCGTCATTAAAAACTAAATTTGTATTTTGAACTGCACTTGGTAAAACATTTTCAAGCTCTTGAGCTATAACCCCTGCGCCTTGATTTCCATCATTAGTGTAGGTAAAAGTATAACCATTTATCTGTGAAACTTTATCCAGTGCATTTTCAATTTTGTTAATATCTTTCTTTAGTCTTTCATCAGATATTGTGCTAGAGTAGCCAATAACGTTTCCGTCAACATGTAAGTCACCAGCATCGGTAAGCCTCATATCTTCCCCACCAGCCGTATAAAAACGCATTCCTACACTTGCATCAAAGAAAACGTAATCGTTACTGTTGCCAGTATAAACATCTGTATTACTACTTGAACGTCTATCAGTCTTTAGGGCAAAAGTTAAATCATAAGGATCACCATCTGTACCATTAGAAGTGTCAGTCCAGTTTATGTCTATGCCATCTCCTTCGACAAACTTAACTTCTTTACCATCATCAATAGTAACCTCAGTACCATCGCCATCTTCCAATATAAAGTTAGACATCACACCACCACCAGAAGACGATAGAGTGCCATTAACAGTTAGATTACCTGTTATTGTAGCATTCTCATCTACAGTAAGATTGTCTGTCTTTACCGTACCATCGAAGAAAGCGTCTTTATATTGTAATACACTTGTACCTAAGTCTACAACATTAGTAGTCTTTGGTCTAAGTACAGATGCTGTAGCTACTACGTCTTGTGACGGTCCTATCTTTTCAATAGGTGCGCCCTCTGCTGCAGTGCCGTCATGGGTGTGACCAGTACTGGCATTGAATGCTGACTGTATCTGATTGTACTCATTATTAAAATCATCAGCGTCAATAACACTTCCTGTGGTAATATTAGCTGCTGCTTGTCTTGTATAACCTGCCATCGTTACTGCCTATCATGTTGTCTATACTCAAGCACTGCTG